CAAAGGGGCGGCACTCTTGGAACAACCGCAGTTACTTGGTCAAACTTTTCTGTTGCCGCATCTTATAGCGCTGGTACGGGTCTTACATTAACAACTGGCGTTTTCAGCATCACCAATACGGGTGTAAGCGCTGGCGCTTATGGGTCGGCATCTAAGACTTTGACCGCTACTGTCAACGCACAAGGACAGTTAACTGTGTTGGCGGCTTCTGACATAGCTATTGCAAACACACAAGTTTCAGGCTTGGGAACAATGTCAACCCAAAATGCCAACTCGGTAACAATTACTGGGGGTACATTAAATGGTGTCACGATTGGTGGAACGACTGCGGGTGCGATTACTGGCACAACCATCACAGCAACCACATTTAATGGCGCTGGAACGGGTTTAACGGGTACTGCAAGCGCTTTATCCATTGGTGGAAGCGCAGGGTCTGCAACTACTGCTACAAATTTGGCGGGCGGTGCTTCTGGTTCTGTTCCATATCAATCAGGCGCTGGTGCAACAACATTTTTAGCGGCTGGCTCAAATGGTCAGTATTTGACATTAAGTAGCGGTTTGCCCGCTTGGGCATCTTTGCCCACATCAGTATCGTCATTTAGTGCGGGTTCAACTGGTTTAACCCCATCTACAGCCACAACAGGCGCAGTCACATTGGCTGGCACGTTAGCTGTGGCCAATGGTGGCACAGGGGTGACCGCATCAAGTGGTGCAAATTCTGTAGTTTTGCGTGATGCAAATGGAAATACAAGCATCAATTCAGTAGCAGAAGGTTTTGTTAACGTAGCCGCGGCTGGCACAACTACTACGTTAACAGCTAGTTCAGCACCTAATTACTGCGTTACTGGTTCTGGTGGTCAAACTTACCAATTGCCTGATGCAACTACGCTAACTGCTGGTTCAAATTATTTTTTCAACAACAACCAAACAAGTGGAACAATTGTTGTTAAAAATAACTCTGGAACAACAATTGCAACCATTCAATCTGGTGGTTATGTTGAAATTTTGTTGTTGGTGGCTACCCCTGCTGCTGGTTCGTGGGACGTTCACGCTTACGCACCAGCAAATGTATCTTGGTCAACCAATACGTTTGATTACGCTGGTTCTATCACTTCAGCCACATGGAATGGTGTTGCAATAGCAATCAATCGTGGCGGTACAAACGGGACTGCAACACCGACTGCTGGCGCTGTACCTTATGGAACTGGTACGGCTTACGCATTTACTGCGGCTGGCACTTCTGGACAAGTTTTACAGTCAAATGGTGCATCAGCCCCCACATGGGTAACACCAGCGGTTTATGCGACTGTGACGGATGACACAACAACAAACGCAACACGTTACCCGTTGTTTGCCGCAGTAACGACAGGAAATCTGACAACAGAGTATGTCAGTTCTACTAGACTTCAATTTAACCCAAGCACAGGCGCTTTGACCGCCAACCAGCTAATCATTGCAGCATAAAGGAAAATCATGGGACAGTTAACTTTTCAAGCGACATTAGGCGGTGCGGTCAATTTAGTTGGCCCTAACACCGCTTCAACCACAAGTTTTACCTTACCCGCTGCTGATGGCACAAACGGTCAAGCAATTGTCACTAATGGAAGTGGAACGCTAAGTTTTGCTAATGCTGGTGCATCAACTTCTGCGGCTAATACGTTTACTGCTACACAGACCTTTAACGGCAGTTCTAGCACGTTTGGTGTGGTGCTATTGGATGCGGCTGAAACAACTAACGTGGTGGCTTCTGCGCCTTCTAGCACGACTAACTACTATGTTCAGTCAGGCTCAGTTCAATACTACACAACAAGTGCCGCTAATAACTGGACGCTGAATGTTGCGTTTAGTTCTGGCACAAGCATGAACACAGCATTGGCTATTGGTCAGTCTGTTACGTTTACTTTGGTAACTACTCAAGGTGCTACGGCTTACTACAACTCTGCTGTGACCATTGACGGTACTTCAGTAACGCCTAAATGGATTGGTGGCGCACCGACAGCGGGTAATGCTTCTGGACTTGACGTGTACCGATATGCTGTGATTAAAACGGCAAGTGCTACCTATACTGTGTTGGCTTCATTGACTCAGTACAAATAAGGATTAGCGATGCCTTTACAAGAAACTTCTGGCAACGTCACGACAGACGCTTATGGCGGTGGTGTAGCCGCTGTTCCTCAGTACATTGAGGATGTGTTTAGCACATACCTTTATGCGGGTAGCAATTCTTCACAGACTATTACCAATGGTATTAACTTGTCCACTTATGGTGGCTTGGTTTGGACTAAAGTAAGAACTACAACTTACCCCCATTGCTTAACAGATACAATTCGTGGTGGAAATAAACAACTATTTTCAAACACTACAGATGTAAGCACAACATCTTCACCCGCAGAAATTAGTTCATTTAATACAACTGGATACACGCTTGCTGGTGGAACTGTTGAAAATGTTGCGGGTCAAAATTTTGTTGGATGGACATTCCGAGAGCAACCAAAGTTCTTTGATGTTGTGACTTGGACTGGTAATAATGCGGATGGTAGATTTATAAGCCATAACCTTGGCTCAACACCGGGAATGGTGATTATAAAAAATCTTACATCTCCATATAACTGGGTTGTTTGGCATAAAGATTTAGCGAACCCAAGTAAATATCTTGTTTTAAATTCAACTGCGGCAACAGCAACCGACATATACGGCCCATTTGGTTCGTATTCAGCAGGGTTTACAACTAACGCTTCTTGTTTTACAAGCACAGGTTTTTATGTTGCGGCAGATGCAAGGTCAAATTTAGCAAGCAATGATTATGTTGCTTACATTTTTGCCCATGACGCAGGGGGCTTTGGCCTAACTGGTACAGACAATGTGATTAGCTGTGGAAGCTTTGCTGATTCGTCATCTATTAATGTTAACTTAGGGTATGAGCCGCAATGGATTATGGTTAAAGCAGTCACTAGCTCGTCACAGCCATGGGGCATGTACGATGTTATGCGGAGGCAATCTAATACAGGTACTTCTAGAATCCAACCTAATGCGTCTGATGCCGAGCAGTATATGGGTCAAGGCTTATTAGTTCCAACTGCAACTGGGTTTACATCATCAGCCATTAATACTGGCGCAGGTGAGTCAATTATTTACATAGCCATTCGCAGAGGCCCAATGAAAGTGCCTACGGATGCGACTAAGGTGTTTGCGCCTGTAACTTACACATCTGACAACACTAACAATAGGTTGATTACAACGGGCATTCTTACTGACGGAGTTTTTGCTCGTTATAGAAATGCAGTTACAAGTACTGGAGTAACTGTTGGAAATCGTTTAACTGGGGATAACTTTTTAGGTACTGCTTTAACTTCTGCTGAATTTACAAGTGCTAACGGATTTTCTACACCAACTGCGGGATACGGAAACGGATTTTCCGCAATGAATGGTTTTGGTGTTGGAACAAACGCATCTGCATTATTAAATTACGGTACTATTTACAACGCTGTTGCCTATTCTATGCAACGTGCCCCTAGCTTCTTTGATGTGGTTTGCTTCAACGGAAGTGACAGCGATTTTAATATGCCCCATAATTTGGGTGTTGTCCCAGAGTTAATTATTTTTAAAAGAAGAAGTAGCACGGGCGCTTGGTTTGTATTATCTTCTTATTATCCAACTGGGTTTGGAGCGCCAAATAACAATTATTTTACAAGATTAAATCTTGATAGTGCTTTGGCTGGGCCGGGTGCATTTTTTAGCGGAACAATAACATCAACAAATGTACCAATGGCGGGTGCGGCAAACTATACCGCTGGACAAACTGGCGTTGCTTATTTGTTTGCTTCAGCAACAGGGGTCAGCAAAGTAGGTACATACACAGGAAACGGCACAACACAGACCATCAATTGCGGCTTTACGGGTGGTGCTAGGTTTGTTCTAATTAAACGCACAGATGCAACTGGTGACTGGTATGTATATGACACAGCACGTGGCATGACTACATTGACAGACCCGTATTTGTTGGTAAACGATGTAAATGCTGAAGTTGCAACCCTTGGTTCAGTCACAACAGTTTCAACAGGCTTTGCGTTGAATTCATCCATCTTAGCCGCCATCAACGTAAGCGGTGGCTCTTACATCTTTTTGGCTATTGCGTAAGGAAAAATCATGCAAATCAGAATTCGTGAATCAGGCGCAGTCATGTACGAAAGTGAATTTCGTACATATACAAAAGCCAATGGTGGCCCATCATGGGAAACAACAACAACTGAAGTCTTAACGGCTTTGGGTGCTGATGTAGTCCTAGAAGGCGCACAAGCTACTGGCGGTACTGTTTATCAATACTCTCAAGCCTCTGGTGTTGAGCAGATTGATGGCAAGTGGTACACAAAGTATGTGCTTGGCCCTATCTTTACTGATGGCGAGACAACTGCCGCAGAACAAGAGACTGCTTACAAGGCTCAGAAGGATGCTGAACAGGCTAAATCTATGCGCCAAACCCGTAGTGACAAGTTGGCTGATTGTGATTGGACACATGTGGCAGACAGCCCTGTGGACAAGACTGCATGGGCAACATACCGCCAAGCCTTGCGTGACATTACCACTCAAAGCGGTTTCCCTTG